TCATCTGGCACGAGCTCCAGTCGTCGACAAACGAGCGTTTTCATCTCCCGTGTCCCCACTGTGGCGGCTACCAGGCGCTCGTCATGGGAAGCAGAGAAACGGGCACGGCCGGAATCAAGTGGCCACTGGACGTGCGCGATCCGAACCGCATCGCCTACGAGAACCTTGCCTGGTACGAGTGCGCGCATTGCCAGGGACGTATCGTGGACGCCAGCAAGCCCAAGATGCTGGGCCGTGGGAAGTGGGTTCCCGAGGGCCAGAAGATAGTCGGCGATCGGGTCGTCGGCACGGCGCCGCCACGGACGAAAGTGGGGTACCACCTGTGGGCGGCCTACGGCCTGTGGCCGTCGTCTTCCTTCTCGTCTATCGCGTCGAAGTTCCTGCAGTCGAAAGACGCGCCGCAGAAGCTCATGAACTTCCGCAACTCCTGGCAGGGCCTGACGTGGGAGGTAACGGTCAGCGAGATGAAGGACGCGCACGTTCGGGCCTGTGTCGGGGAATACTACCAGGGCGCCACGCCTGACGGGCCGTGGCTCCTAACGGCTGGCGTCGATGTGCAGTCAAGGAACGAACTCACGTACCAGTATTACGTTCTGCGCGCCTGGGGCGCGGCCGGCTCGAGTTGGTTGGTGAAGGCCGGCCTCTCTGAGAGCTGGGAGACGCTCAAGTCCATCCTTTTCGATAGCGTCTACGTTGACAAATCGGGCCGGCGCCTGCCGCTGGCGATGGCTGTCATCGATAGTGGCTACCGGACAGATGAGGTATACGATTTCTGTCGACTGACGGGCTGCGCCGCCTACAAGGGCCAGGTGAACGCGCAGCGGCACTTGAGCATGAAGACGATAGAGACGGCCCCGGGTAGCGGCCAGTCGATACCGTTCGCTCTCGCGAATCCCAATCATTACAAGACGATGCTGCACCGGTTGATCCGCGACAAGAACTGGCATCTCCCGCAGGGGCTCGACGAGGAGTATTTCTCCCACATGACGGCCGAGCAGCAGATAAGCGAGACTGAGAAACGCACTGGCCGCACGCGGATCAACTGGAAGGTCGTCTCCGAGGGAAAGCCTAACCACCTGTTCGATGCCGAGGTGCTGACGCTCATCGGAGCGGAGATTATCCAGGCTGGCGCGATGACAGAGCGCCCAGCCATGCCCGAGGAAACGAAGAAGAAGAGAACAGGGCGGCGCGTCACGCGTGTCGTGGAAAGGGTGTTTTCGTGAGGGAGTATCCGAACCGCATGGAACGAACGATGACGAAACGGCACAAGAAGAAGCCGGATAAGCAGCAGGAACCGCCGGCGCAGAAGCCGACCGACGAAGGGTTGCTCTGCCCTTGGTGCGAGCGCCGGGGCCGGCACCACGTCACCGGGAAGTATTACGCTGATGGCGGCCAATTCGCTCGCAGGCGGTGTGTCTGTATCCACTGCAGGCGCCGGTTTACGACGACCGAGACCTGTTAGGCCGCGGTGCTGGAATTGCTGTAATTGCTGTAGACAACAGTATTTTCCAGACAGAAACGGTTTCCTTTGCGTAAATAGCCTCCCCGTCCCACCTTTCGGGGTATGGCTTGGACCTCGGCAGACCTTGACGCGATAGACGACGCCATCAAGGCGAAGATGACAGGCGGCGCTGTCCAGTCGTATTCCATCGGCGACCGGAATGTGACCCACATGCGCGTCGACGAGTTGATGCGGCTGCGCAGAGACGTCGCCTCGCTCGTCTCGGAAAGCTCGGCGTCGTCGTCCGTCGTCATGGCGAGGCTGCGCCCCCGATGAACACCATCGACAAGGCCATCGCCTACGTCCTCCCCGGCTGGGCCGCACGCAGAGTCGGGGCGCGTCTCCGGTTAGGCGCCATGCGGGCGGCGTATGACGCGGCGGACCCTGGCGGGAGGACGCGTGGACGAAGAACACCGCCCAGCGTGGGGCCAGTCGACGAGGCAAGGTCGCGCGCCGCGGTCGTCGCGGCAAGCCGCGACCTCGACAGAAACAACAGCTGGTCACACGGCGTTTTCAACTCGATCGCGAACAACATTGTCGGCTCCGGCATAACCCCCGAAAGCCGGGTGAAGGCACGCCGAGGCGGTGGGTTCGCGACGAAGCTAAACGACGGCATCGAGGAGGAGTGGAAGAGGTGGCAGGACTCTGCCGACCTCCGCGGCCAGCTGTCGTACTACGAGATGCAAAGGCTCGCCGAGCGCGAGCAGTGGGTAACGGGCGAGGTCCTCCTGGTACGTTCGGCAGCGTCGAGCCGTCGCGGTGGACGGCTGCCGTTGGCCTTGGAGCTCATCGAATCGGAGCGGCTCTCTGATCTCGAACAAGAGGAGCGTAACGGTAACCGCATCATCCAGGGCGTCGAGTTCGGCAAGGACTCTAACCGGCCCATTGCCTACCACATTTACAGCGACAACCCGTTCGACGGATTGGTAGCGCCGTTAAGGCGGGGCCGTATCGTCCCTGACCGTATCCCGGCGAACCGTGTCATCCACCTGTTCCAAGCGGACAGGCCGAACCAGATACGCGGTATCAGCCCCATGTCAAGTGTGCTGGAGACCGTCCAGGCGCTCGGCCAGTATTTCAATTACGAACTCACGAAGGCCAGGATCGCCTCGGCATTCGTTGGTGCGATCGAAACGCAATCCGTCGGCGGATTCAAGTTCGCAACGACCGGCGACGTGGCTGACGACACAGACGCCGACGACAACGACCTGGGTTATCTCGAGGGCGGGACCATCGCCCGCCTGAAGCCCGGGGAAAAGATGTCGTTCGGTTCGCCTTCGGTGACCTCGACGGCATTTGAGCCGTTCGTCGTGACCATGCTACGGAGCGTCGCGGTCGGTCTGAATGTGAGCTACGAGCTCCTGGCCCGTGACTTCACGAAGACGAACTTCTCGAGCGCTCGCCAGTCGGCTCTCGAGGACCGCAAACACTGGGAGCCGCGGCAGAACCGCATCGGGCAGAAGCTCGGCGCACCGGTCTGGCGCTGGTTCATCGAATCGCTTGTCATCGAAAACCGCGTCACCGGAATCGGCGTGTTGCCGTCCGAGGCATTCGCAGTCTGGTGGAAGACGCCAGGTTGGGCTTGGGTCGACCCCGTGAAGGAAGTGGCGGCGGACAAGGAAGCTGTCAGGGCCGGTTTCGACTCGCCACAGAACATAACCGCGAAGCGGGGGAAAGACCTCCGGACAATTATCGGCGAGATCGCCGAGGCGCAGGCCATGGCGGAAAAGGCCGGAGTAACGCTCGACGTCCTGACCGATGCGACGGTGTCAGAGCCGCCGCCGCCGGCGTCAGGCGATGAGGAACTCAGGAAGGTTTCTTAATGAAGGACATCGCAGGCAAGACGTTCACGCGTGACACCGTCATAGAGCGCCAGGCGGTCAACACAGAAGCCAGAACGGCAGAAATCTCTTTCGCTTCAGAAGAACCCATCCGAGATTTCGACTTCGCGCCGCCCATCGTTCTTCTACACGAGCGCCAGGCCGTCGACTTCGAATTGTTCCGGAGCGTTGGAAGCGTTCTCGTAAACCACGATAAGGATCAGATTGTCGGCGTTCCGACCGAGGCTTTCCTCGACGAAGCAAACCGAAAGAGTCGCGGGACTATCCGTTTCGGCAAGGACGCCGATTCGGACGTCGTATTTCAGAAGGTTGCCGACGGAATCCTTCGCGGCGTCTCGCTTCGGTTCCAAGCGACAAAGGGACAGCAGGTCGGCGAGGGCGAAACGTGGACGTCGCCTGCTGGCCGTACGTTCGATGGCCCGATCATCGTCGCTACCCAGTGGGAGCCCCGCGAGGTAAGCCTGACGCCGGTACCGGCTGACGGGACGGTGGGAGTCGGGCGGTCTCTCCCGGGCGACGACAAGACGCTAGCCGACCGTCAGTCCCGGGCAAACATGCTCCGTTTCAGCACAAACGACCCGACACAGTTCACGTTCACAGACAACACAGACAATCAACCCATCACAACTGGAGGCAACCGTGCCATGGCGAAGGAAGCCACGATCGATACCAAGCTGAAGGCGGTCCTCGTCGCGCGGGGCCTGAAAGACGACGCGACCGATGCGGAGGCGATGGAGTTCGTCAAAGGCCTGCGCTCGGAGGACGAGGTGCGCAACACGCTCGAGACCAAGGTCGAGAGCGAGGCAATGGTCGCGAAGAGCGAGGAGAGGAAGCGCTGGACCGAGCTGCGCCGGTTGGCGGAACACGCCGATGCGCCGGATCTGCTCGATGACTGGATCGAGAAGGGGACGTCGGTAGCTGCCGCGCGGGATGTGTTGCTCGAGCGCGTGCTCGAGCGAAACAAGCCCGTAAGCAGGCCCGGCGCAACGATCGAGTTCGTCGAGGACGAGCGCGACAAGGTCAACGCCGCGAACGAGGCCTGGATGTGCCAGCGCATCGCACGGACGACGGCGTCTCTTGCGGGTATGGAGTACGACGAGAAGGCGTGCGCCGACATGCCAGGCGACATGCCGCTGGCCGAACTCTGCCGCCGGACGCTGCTCCGCGAGGGCCTGAAAGAAGCCCAGCGCATGACAAGGCCGCAGATCGTCACGTCGTTCTTTGGCTCGCGTGCCGCGAGCATGGGAACCGGCGACTTCACGAACATCCTGGAGAACGTCTCCAACAAGTCAGCCGCGGCCGGCTTCGAACAGGCCGAGGTGACCTATCCGCAATGGACCGGGACCGGAGTACTTCCGGATTTCAAGACGGCGAGTCGTGCCAAGCTGTCGGAAGTAGCGGACTTCGTGGCGACGCCGGAATTCATGCCGGTGATCGAAACGGTGATGCAGGACACCAAGGAAACCTGGTCACTGGTCACCTACACGAACCGTCTCTCGCTCACCAGGCAGGCAATCATCAACGACGACCTGTCGGCACTCTCGAGGATTCCTCAGTCCATCGGTCAGGCAGCGGCGCGATCGGTTGACAAGACCGTTTACGCGATCCTCACCACGAACGCGTTGATGAACGAGGACGGGAAGGCGCTTTTCGCTGGCGACCACACGTCGGGGGACAACGACGACACGACAGCCCTTTCGCTCGCCGCGCTGACAACCGGCCGCATCAAGATGCGGAAACAGACCGGTCTCCACGCGGATAAGCCCCAGATCGATGTCATCGCACGTCACATGCTCGTGCCTGTCGATCTCGAGACGACAGCGTTCCAAATCGTCAATGGCGTCTTCATTCCGACTGCCGAAACGGGAGCTCGGGCGGCGTGGGTCGGACAGATCAACATCGTATCGACGCCCCAACTGACCGGCGCTACTGGGTGGTATCTCGCCGCAGACCCGGGCCGTCTCGATACCGTCGTGGTGGCCGGGCTCGGCTCAACGAGCGTGGCGCCGCAGCTCGTGAGGCGCGACGACGGGGTGATGGGCGTTTCCTTCGATGTGTTCTTCGACGCGGCTGTAGCGGCGTTGGAGCACAGGGGCCTCTACCGCGGCAACGTCTAGGAACCATCCATAGGGAGTACAAGCAATGGCTACTGTCTCTCCAGACCCGAACGGGGTCATCGAAATCACCGGGACGACCACCGCCCGCGCCGTGGACGCCGGGTTCAACATCTCGGGATTGATCGCAATCTTCCAGCTCGCGACGACGGCGAGTGGCGCAGAGAAGGTCGCGGCGGTTACGCGCGGCCTCGTGTCGCATGCGGCTCAAACGAACGTCCCCTGGACCGCCGGCCAAAAGGTCTACATGACTTCCGCCGGTGTGTTTACGAACATTTCTACGGCGAACACGTACGCCGGGCGGTCTCTCAAGGCGTACGCCACGACGGTCGCGAGCCGTCAGTTCCATCTGAATCACGGCGTGGTGTAGCTCCCGATGGCGTTCGCTGACCTACTCAAGAGCGACTTCGACGGAATCGTTGCGGGCCCATTCTCGGAACTGGTGGAAGTGAAGAGGGATGACCATCTGCCATGGGAAACCGTCTCGGCGCAAGTCGTTGACGATGCCGATGCCCTTGGAAGTTCTGGCGAACTGGGTCCCGCACCGATTCGCGTCTTCGTCTCGAAA